ATGTCGGTTACTGTAACAGTTGAAAAAGTAGGGGCGGCATTTGCATTGATCAAATGCCACCATAGGCCTGAAGCAGAATATGAATTTACTGGTGAGTTTCTCGGGCTTTCACACGAGCTGAAGTTTGCAGGGAAGAATTTACGAGAACTGAGAGAAACTGGCTGTTCTATTTATGGAATTTATCAGGATGAATACGGCATGACCTTACTTCCTGATCATCCCGGCATTAAACTGGCCGAAATACTAGCGGTATCAAATATAGGACTGAATAAATTTTCGGTTTACATGGGATGTCGCGAGCAAGAGATAGTTGAATTGTTGAACGGTTCAGTTTCACTGACGAAAGCTATGGCACTCCGGTTATCGCATGTAGTCGGTGGAAGTTGGTCGAAGTGGATGTTAATTCAAGAGCAGTTTGAATTACAGTTGGCACAACGAGAGATTAAAGAATTAATGATTTTGACTAATATCGGGGATGAGGTCGTTGGATTATAGTAAAACAACCATCTTTAACTGATGGGTTTGGCCTTTCCATCCATAAGAAAGGCCATCGTTGTAAAAAATAAATTACCCGCGACTGCAGCCGAAATTACGGTCCCCATCACCGACTATTTTAGTTCTTACTTTGGTCATGTAATCCACCCTGTTCATCAAATCGCTATAAGTCTGCTCAAAGTTGTCCCTTTTACGATTGAGAAGGTATTTGCCATTTGGCGGGTAATTAACTAACTTCCCCGAGCTATCTATAGGGATGCCAAGTGCACTGTACCAAGCTGTCGTTATCATTGTACGTAACGTGTTACGGTTTAAGTCGTAATCACCTAAATGATAATAAGCATCCTGATTGAAGCACAGTATCAAATGGTAATGCCGCTTTCCATTTTTGGTATATTCTCTGACCCATGCGTAACGTAAGGTTGAATGTCGGGTATCAGGCCAGTCTTTCCGTTGAGTTTTAATATGCTTATCGTGTTCAAGCTTTGCTTTTAACGCACTGGTAAAGCGAGATATAGCAGCAGAGTCAACCCTAGGTTGAAAGAATGGGTTATCTATTTCTTCTGTATCAATTGGGTCATGCAGATCAACACGAAGAATCATTGAGTTAGGATGTTCATTGAGGGAGTCTTCAATAACCTGTTTGATTCTATCCCGATATAGGGATATGTGTGATCCGAATTCACTATCGTATGTCATATAGCATCCTGTTTGATGATATTGGAGTAAGTGATGGATTTAATATATATTACCTATCATGACAACAAACCATTAACTGAACTGGGCTAATTATTCATTTTTGCTCTTGAATTAAAAACAATTAATCAGAATGAAGTTGAGGAGTTCAAGCCAGCGATAGCTATTAATGTGGTTTTCCCCTTTTTTCCTACAAGGATTTTATTTTGAGAGAATAATGTACTGAGTAATTCATTTGCTTTACTACGATTCCTGAATTTATTAGGACCATATTGGAGTATGGTGTTTTTCGTAATAAAAGGTTTACAATAACGAATGCAATAGTTTTTTATCCAGCAGTAAAGCTCATCTGTTTCCGCAACATCTAAAGAAAACTTTTCTTTTTTGGAGAACAAACGGATGTATTCTTCAATATACCAGGCCATTATATCCACTGCTGCTTTTACAGCGGCAATAGATATATCGCCCTCATCACCACTGAAGTAATGTAGTAAGGCAGCAAGCCTCGCCATATTCTCCGCCATTTTAGATGCATAATCCTTAAAATCAGACAGGAAGCCAAGCAACCCCATTTCTGACTCGACTTTGTTATAAAATTCGAGCCAGTGTTTTTCTGCTTCGGGAGAGAAACGCAGACACTGACGCTCATTTTCCTCATTTCTCGCAATGCTCTCATTAACAATGTCTATCAGTCGTTGATGAAATACCGGCAGATGCTCATTTGAGACAACCAGACTGGTAATTTGCCTGTTGCCCTGTGTTGAACCCGGTTGACATATCAAACATCGGGCGAAGAATCCGATCCCTTTCGCGGCATCGCCTTTTCGTTCCAGATACCCTTTTTTAAACACATCAGGCTGAATCATCAACCCCAGCGTCATTCTGGCATCTTTGATTAATTTATCTGGCTCGCTTTTTCTTTCCACGGGAAACATTGCGCCATCCCACATTTTATTGATGAACGGCAGTTCATTCAGCGCATAGCCGTCAAAAATAGTGCCAGCTTCATCAGACATAAGTCCTATGGACCGCCAGCGTCCACAGAGAGAGTCTTTTATCGCCGCAGGTGTGGCATCGTTGTATATCTGCCTTAACCGGACCGGTGCTTTTGGAGACGCAGCCAGTAACACTTTCAGCCGTTCATTCGTTGTGGAGTGATCTTTATTACGGCGAATATCGGATTTCAATTTTGACATCAGTGCTTTCTTTTCAATATTAAAAACCGTTTCTTCATTCCTCCAGACAATTAGGTCCTGGGTATATTTTTTAGACCATTCTTCTTCCAGTTGATACATTGGCTTCATCAGTAGTTTGTCCACAGTGCTTTTGCGCTCACCAGAATCAGCCAGTGTCAGTAAAAAAAGCGATACAGGGCTGCGCAGATTATTCAATCTGCACACATCAATCCGGTTCTGGCAGGCAAGCGAAATTACTCCCAATACCGATGCAGCAATCAAAGCTTGGGGAGCCTGGGTCTGCTGCTCCGCTTCATATACAGCATTTCTGATGATCTGCGGGAACACATGCACAGGGAAAGGACGACCGTTAAACATATAACACCTCTAATACAATTCACGTTAAAAATTCCCGCACAATTTGCTATTCCGCTATTAATAGCGGAAGTAGCAGGGTTAACGCGGGTCACTCAGAAAATGATCTCCCTTGAAACTAACGTTCATTGATCCAATAGAGCAGATCACTTAATAGCCATCCGCAGGATTTCAGGCCAATAGGCTTACGTAGCGGAAACTTACCAACCTGTTCCAGTTTCCACGCGGTAGAGCGGGAAATTGAAGTAATATATTGCCGTTCTTTTTCTCGTACTAATCGATCGCAAGTCTCACCATAATCTCTTAATACTTTTATACGTTGTTCATTTGTTAACTTGAAAGGCATCATTTGAGTTTCCTTGTTGATAGCGTGAAATTATAATGGTCGAGCCAAGATACGTGCGCAACATTCACGATTCTCATTAAGGAAAAGAGAACTTAAAACAAAATAAAAAACTTTACTATCAACAGGTTATGCCATGCATGCATTTTCCCTTATTAAGGGGTGCTATGATATGACTGAGATAAATTGCACACAGCAAACCATATATCACAGAAATAATATGTGAAAGATTCATGCTGGAGAAGAGCTGAAGGATGATTGCTGAAACGACTTTCAATAAATTCAAGAACCTTGTATTACCTGAGAATTACAAGCGTACTGATAAGTAACTCTCAGATTTAAAGAGATTACTGTTTAGCATCCATTTTTTTGAATTCTGTACACCAAGACTCAACAGTCTTTAATTGGAAGGAGTAAACAATATCATGTGACCTTGCTATGGAATCGAATTTTTTAATTAAATCCTTTGCAACAAACTTATCCATTCCATAGTGAGCTTTAATGAGAAGATAAATTGCATTTACTGTTGCCTTTCCTGCTCTTGGGACAGAGCTTTTAACTTTTGATGTCGCGCCATTATTTGACAACCTTTTTTTCAACTCATTATTTTCACTTCTAAGCATTTCAATATCTTTGATGAAATTTCCTCTATCAACAAGGAAGTTTTCCATATCTTTATGATACTTTTTTATGTCATCTAAAAGATTACTGTTTTCGCTTTTTAAAGCATTATTTATCCTCAGTAGTTCCTCAAAATTTTCTCGTGTCAAATCAGACTTATCAAACATTTTTTATCCTTTTAAAATCAACAAACATCTTGCAACCAAAAAAAATTACGATAAGCAATGTGAATTTAACTGGACCAAACTATCGTCAAACACCTACAATACTAGCAGCAGCCATCAGGAAATTTTTCATGAGAAAACATACATCATCTCAAGTAACTAAAGCAAAAATCCTCCGTGCCGTTGCCAGTTCAACTGCAATCGAAACGGGTGTTTCTATCCCAAAAATTGAGCAGCAACTGAAACAAAATCAGGCACAGGCGAAAGCCGTTGGCCTCGCCCGCTAGTCTGGCAAGATATCGCTCATCAGCTGCATCATAGGGCTGTAGTTCCCTGAGACACCTGCCTGTATTGCCTTGAAGTAAAACACCTTGTGCTCATCCCACAGGCTGTAGTCCAATAAGCCCTTCCCCGCCAGTACCGACAACACATCGCAAAGCAATCTCGACAGACGCCCGTTACCTTCTCTGAATGGGTGGATCAAAATAAATTCCACATGACATTCAGCCAGATAACGAACCAGCTCCGGACGAGCCAGGGATTTCAGTTCACCAGACCGAGAAAGAAACTGCTTCTCGAAACCATCAAGCAGCAGCGGAATCCTGTCGGCAGCCGCAAACTGAAAGCCGTCCTTAGTCAGGTTAGCGTTACGTAGCCTCCCTGCCCAATCGTACACATTCCCTAGCCACTGGCGATGCCACCTGCTGACGTGCTCAAAAGCCAGCGCCTCAGGCGGCTGGCCCTCAATAAATAGCTGCTCATACAACATCAGCAGCAAGCCAGACTCCAGCGCCTCCATTTCCTGCTCATCAATGATCCCCAGCTTATTGGCAAGCACTAGGTCGTTTGAGCCTGGCTGATATCGCTCTTCTGCTGAATTAAGCTCATATTTTGACAAGCTCTTACCTCCGCCCAAACAGGTTCACAACGTTGTTTTCATGCTGCCGCTGATAGTTATTAACCCGGTCTTCCCAGATCTCAAGCGCCCTACGCTTTTCAGGCAGGTAATCATAACGATCATAGTGTTTCGAGCTAACGTCGTTCAAAGCGTGATTTTGAATACGGTCACGGATCTCTTTGCTGATCCCCGCCTCCCCCATCAGCGTTTTACAGGTACGGCGTAAATCTCGCGCCGTGAAAACTTTAAACTCAGGATTAAAAGCCCGGAAATACATGATGGAACGCGCCAGACTATCGGTACGCACCGGTCGTTCGCCGTTGGTCGAGAGCGGGAAGATATAGGGGCTGTTACTTTCCTTAGTCAGTTCTTTCACTGAGGCTAATTCACTTAATGCCGATTCAGTCAGCGGGATCAGGTGCTCCCGTTTGTTTTTCGATACATCGGCAATTACCAGGAGCGTCTTTTGCTGCCAGTCAATCGCGCTCCACTGGCTGGCAATCATTTCAAACGGACGCTGCCCGCCAGCATAAACACAGAAGCGGATTAGGTGCTGCATCAGTGGCCCAACGTTAGTTGCCTGAGCGAACTGCTCCATGACAAAACGTAGCTCTTCCAGCGTTAACCATGTATCACCCACTTTTTCCGCCGAAGACTGTTTCGGTATGGCCGATACCGGATTTACTTCAAGACCGAACGTAATACCCACACTGGTATTCATCGGATCGTTATCGGCTTTTAAGCCGTAGTTAAATGCTGCCATCAGATACGAGCGAATCCGGTTAGCATGCACCACCGCATCACGCTGGATAATGCCTGAGAGGATGGTTTTGATCTGCAGAGGTGTTACATCTTTCGCTTTGGTTTCTCGAGGGATAACCGTGTAGCACTCTTTTTCAAGACGCTTCAGGACATCAGCCCAGGTCCGCTTATTGTCGAGCTTCATCTTGTTAACGTAGCCATGCACCAGCTCATCAAACGATCCTTGAGAGCGATGGATCTGCATAAGGTGCTCTTCGGCCAGGCGTTGTTGCTCAAGCTCTTGTTGGGGCTCTTTTCCTTCAACAAGCCAGGCTCCATACTTTTTCGCCAACTCATTGGCCGTCACCAGCTTCATCTCAGGCCAGATGCCCAACTGGATGAACTTCTCTTTCTTCCCTTTCTCAACGTAATAACGGAAATAAAAAACTTTGCTGCCTGAAGGCTGAACCTTAACGCCAAGCCTGCCGGTGCCACGTTGAGCACTGTTGCTCCACACGTAGTACGACGTACTTTTTGTCTTCAATCCACGTATAGCAGTCTCGGTAAGATTAGCGGCCATGAGGTTACCTTTCTGAGGATAAGCGTTACCTGACCCAATGCCCATTTTGGGTCAGGTAATGGGTCAGGTAAGGATAGTACAATGGGGAAATGAGAGAACCAATCAGAAACAAAAATAACTTCATAACTGATTGATTATAGATAATTAAAAATACAAATAGAGACAATGACGAACAATTAAAAACATACCAATTTTATGACTCATAATCGCTTGGTCGCTGGTTCAAGTCCAGCAGGGGCCACCAAATTTTAGCTTTAAAATCAAAAATTTAAGCCACTCAAATGAGTGGCTTTTTTTATTGATTATTTTGAGCCGGTGGCGTAGCCGCTAACTGCGCGCCAGTGAAGCCGTTCGGACACTCTCAGAGGCGCCAGGCGTCGCAATCAGACGCTCCACGGACTCCATCGTCACGAACGTACAGCTGCAGTCCACATTGGTACACTGGTGGTAGCGCTCTTTGGTATTTTCACTGAGATAGCGACTGGTACGCGCATGCGCTGAATGCTTGCACTTAGGACAATGAAACATGTACCCCTCCACTTGATTCACATTTTGTGAATCAATAATACCCAAAATAAAACCAATAGCAACTACATTACTCACTATCAACAGTAAATTTTTCGTCGCTGACATTCAGCTCAAGCTTAAGCTGCGTGGTAAATCCGCTATCGTTGAGGGTATGCACCACCTCGCTGATGATCCACGCCTGCTCGTCAATGACGCGTTTAAAACCGTTTACCAGCACCGGCGTTTCGGGGAACAGATCGGCGCGTCCCAGCGCAAGATGGATGGAAAACTCCACGGTTCCCCGCTGAAGCGCGCGCCACTTCGCCTCTGCAGCCCTGAGCGCCTGTTCTTCAGAGGCATAAACCGTGGTGAGCTCAAATACGTTCTCCGCCGATCCCACCAGCCTCTCTTGCGGTTTCTGCTCCTTGCCTGCTGCTCCCGCTACCGGTGCGGCGGCATCCGGGTGCTGCAGTGCTTCTGTCTGCTGCCCTCCGGACTGACGATTAATACTCAATTGAGGATTTTGTTGTTTGGGGTCACGCGTTTGCAGCCATTTGGCCGTTACGCCGGAATAATTTTCACGGTCAGTTATGGAAAAAAGGTGCTTATCGCCATCCCCACGTTCAATCATCATTAAGGAAAGCGGAGTGCCGCTGGCCGTCACGGCCTGGCCCGCTTTCATAAAGATAATCTTCCCGGCTTTGATTGAAACAAATGCTCCATTACGTTCAGCAAGGCGGGAGAGGAAGGCCGCGTCTGTCTCCTGAGACTGGTCAATATGAGAGATGGCGATGGATGCAAGCCCCGACGCGACGCTGGCGGTCAACTGGTTACGCTGAGCGATGGTATCGACTATCGCGCCAATCGTCATGTCATGCCACGACTGTTCGCGCCGCACGTTTAGCTTTCCACGGAAATCTGCGCTGAATCCCTGGATGGTCAGCGTGTCCGGCGCGCCCCGGAAATGAATCGCATCAATCGTAAAGTCCCCTTTCTCCTCGAGCGGGGTTCCCTCCCATCCCAGCCATAAGGACAGCCTTGCCCCCCGGGCAGGCAAGTCCAGCAGCCCGTCGGAATCATCCAGCAGAATATCCAGCTGATCGGCTTCCAGCCCCCGTTTGTCGGTCATGGTCAGGCTGATAAGACGATGGCTGAAATTTTGCGTGATATCACGATCGTCAAGCTTAAGCATAAAATCAGGGGCGATTTTTCCACCCGCCCGGATATTCATTTCGGTGATCATCCCACCAGCCCTCCAATGCTATTCCGTGCGCTTTCCACCAGCTCTGAGGCCTGCGTTCGCAGGTCGCCAAACGTCGTCATCAGCGATTCGTCCACGCGTTTTAGCGACAGGGTAAACTCAATTTTTCGGGCGGTACCGTCACTGTAAAAATCCGAATGCGTGTGCGTGACTTTCTCAATGACAAACATGCCGTGAATGATGCCGGTACCGTCTATCAGCGGCCATGCCCGCCCCTCATTTGCCATCAGCTCAACCGCCTTGAGCGAAAGCCGCCCTCCCGTGAGTTCCGGGTAAAGTAAGCCGGAGAGGCTAAAGGATGTCTCACCTTCGCCAAGGTACTGCCAGGCTTTGGGTTTCCCGATGCGAGCGCTGGATGCCCAGCGGTAGTCTTTTGTGAATATCATTGACTGATACGGTAAGGTTCGTCGTTCAAAGACAAACAGCCCCAGCACCATTAACATTTTCTCTCTCCTCAACTATACATAAAGCTGGATTGCTGCCGTCTCGCTTTATCCTGTTCAATATTATCTATCGTCTCCCGGATTTGACGCGTCAGATCCGTTCCGGAGGCCGAGCCCCCCTGCAGCGTGATGTTATATTCGCTTTTACTCTGATCGACGTAAGAGCGTCCTCCAGTAGCGATGGTCGGCTGATACCCCATGCTGCCGCCAGAGATCCCCGCGCCCGGAATATAAGCGCTGCCCGCCGGTGAGGATGCCGCTTCTGCTTTTGCCGCAGCGGCGTCGAGATCGCCCGACTCGTTTTTGATAATACCGAGCTTCTCCAGCAGCCAGCTGGCCTTGCCGCTCAGGCTGTTAAAGAGATCAAGCGGTGCCATTAACGCATCGCCCAGCGCCTGACCAAAAATCACGCCAGCGTTTTTACAGCCATCCAGCGTTTCCTGCGTCGCCTTGATCGGCGTAATCAAGTCGGTGAACCATTGCCAGATACCGCCCAGCTTCTCCGAGATAGAGTCAAACACCGCCATCACCGGTGAGAACAGCGCACCCAGCGGTGCGAAAGCCGTCGAAAGCCCTTCCATCACCCCACCAAAGAAGGCGCTGATGGGCTCCCAGTATTTAAAAATCAATAAGGCACCGGCAGCAATCGCCGCGCCAAGGGCAATCACCGGCCAGCTAAGGGCACCCAGCACCGTCATGATGGCGCCGCCCACCCCGCTGAATACCGTTCCCAACATCCCGGCCGCGGTAATAACCATATTGACGCCCGTCAGAACCGGGCCGATAGCCATACCGACTCCCCCCAGTACGCCTGAAAACGCCTGTGCGCCGACAACGATGCTGGCGAGAGTCTGCGTCAGCTCAGGGTTGGCATTCACCCAAAGGGAGGCCGTGCCAAGCCAGCCGGTTGCGGTTGTTATCAGGTTGCGCAGAGCGCCATCCGCTTTATCAAATACATCAATCTTCAACCCGTTCCACGCGGCCTGGAATCGGTTGATATCGCCGTCAAGATTATCGGTCTGCACGGACGCCGCAATCGCGGTACTGCCTTTTGCCCCCTGCAAATGCTGGCGTTTTTCATCAAGCGATCCATCACCCGCAGCGGAAGACAGCGCCCCCGCGGCTTTTATGGCATCCGGCGTCTGAACGTGGCGCAACATCGCGCTGAGCGCGTCCCCGGCGGCGGCGCCTTTCATCCCTTTTTCCGCCAGAACGCCCAGCAGCGCGGTGGTCTCTTCAAGCCCCATACCGGATGCATCCGCAGCGGGCGCAGCGGAGGTGACGGCCGCCACCATCTCAGCGAGGCTGGTATTTGAAGAGGTAGAACCGCGCGTAAGCACATCTGCGATGCGTCCCGCGTCCGTATCGGCCAGGCTATACGCGGCCTGCGTGCTGGCGATCATATCGGCCGCTTTAGCCGCGTCGACACTCCCCGCCAGGCTGAGGTTGACCGTTGGCGCGGTGGCCGCAAGCAGCCCATCGGCGTCATAGCCTGAACGAGTCAGTTCGGTTTGTGCCCGGAGGACCGTATCTGCAGGTACTCCGGTCCTGGCGCTGACCTCCCGCGCCTGCTGGCGAATCGCCTCAAGCCGGGAATCCCCCTTCGCCAGGCCAAGGTTTGCCTGAATGGCCGACATCTGCTTTTCAAAGCTGATGCCAGGCGCCATAAACCGGGACGTCTGGTCAAAGCCCGCTTTTGCCATGCCCACGCCCGCATTCGCAAGCTGACGCACCCGCGCGGTAACGCGTTTGCCTGACTCGTAGCGGTTCTGAACGGCACTCAGTCTCTCCTGCTGCTGATTGACGCGAGCCAGCGCATCCCGCTGTCGGTTAAGCTGCTGCGTTTTTTCACTGATTTGGGTTCGTAAACGACGCTCATCCGACGAGAGCGTGCGCGTGTTTATGCCTGCCTGTGTGAGTTCAGCGCGCTGACGCTGAACCGAGTAGCGCAGGTTGTTGTACTCAAGCTTAAGGTCGGCTGCCGATTTTCGGGCTGCGGACAGTGCATCAGCCTCTGCCTGGGTGGGGTTTTGCGTGTTTTTAAACTGCACCGCCAGCGCCGCTGCCTGCTGTTTCGCCCGGGCAACAGACTGCTCAGTCATGGCGAGCCGGGCGTTTGCTTTCCTGAAGCCATCAATCCGCCCCGCCTGCTCATCGAGCGCCCCCAGCGCCGTCTGTGAATCACGGATATCGCTTGCGAGGGTGCGGCTCGCGTTATGGAGAGCGTTAAGCGGTCGGGTTGCCCGGTCGACTGCCTTAAGCAGCTCCTGAAGTCTGACATTATTACTCATGGTGGTTTCCGCTTCGCTGCAGCGCTTTTTCGCGCCATAAGAGGAGTTCGGTCACGCTCAGGGAGTACAGTTCTGACGGCGGCCAGTGAAAGATCACCGCGATATCCGCCATCAGATCGTCGACCGACAGGTTTTCGGGAAATTTCAGCGAGCCGAAGCCGGTGACAAAAAACCGATCACCTTACCTGCAAAAGAGAGCAGATCGCAGGCATCCAGGCGTGCGACCTCATGCTCGGTCAGTGCTGGTGAGGTCATTCGCGGCAGCACCTTGATCAGCGCATCGACATCGGATTGCGCCAGAGACGCCAGCGATACCCCACGCAGGGTTCCCGCATTGGGTTTTGCAACGGTCACTTTTTCAATTTTTTGCTCGCCGCGCAAAACGGGGCTATCAAGCGTGACGATGTATGGATTTTCACTTTCGTTCATGGTGGTCTCGTTGATATTTTCCATTTCGATACTCTTCAGAAAGTTAACTTACCGGCCGGCGATCCCGGCCGGTTAAAGGGTTACAGGCCGATGGCCTTACGGTGTTCTGCCAGGCGATCAACGCCATCGACTTTCAGCACCATGTTGATGATGTCGATTTCAATGATCTCTTTGCCATCGATGGTCAGCTGGTAGTACGCGCATTCGGTGGACATCTTGGTGGTGCCGCTCTCGCCCTGCTTGTTTTCACCGCCATCAAACTCTTTGTGACGGCCGCGCATGACGATTTCGACGGCGGAGATTTCGCCGGTATCATCGCGCTGATAAGAGCCGGTAAAGCGCAGAGGCACGCTGTCCGCGCCCGGAGAGGCATACTGTGCCCACAGCGCGGCGTCCGGCAGACCGCCAACGGTCCACTCCAGCGCCAGGGCATCATCGTCCAGGCCAAGGTCAACAGAGACCGAGCCCGGCATGCCGCCACCGCGATACTTCTCCAGCTTGCGGGTAAGTTTGGGTAAGGTGACAGACTCAACAACGCCCATATAGCTCAGGCCATCGTTGAACATATTCAGATATTTCAGTTTGCGTGGTAACGCCATGCTTCAGCTCCTTAGCTATTAACCGAATCTGACAGGTCAGCCAGATAGGTATCGGTGATGCGCTGGCGCAAGGTCAGATTTTCCAGCGGCGGGACAGGGGTGTAGTCGTAATCGATATACAATTTCCCCGCTTTCAGGGTGGATGCATCGTTCGATTCAGGGTCATACCAGCAGGAGCCGTCAACGATATAGCCGTTGGTTTTGAGCTCGCGGAACTTGGCATTGATACCGGACACGATGTCGCGGATAAGCGTAGGGGTAATGGGTTTATCCATCGCCCATGCATGCGCTTCGGCCATGGTATCGGCCAGCACCTGTGCGGTACGGGTGTAGTTTTCAAAGACGAATAACGGATCGTCTGAACAGGTACGGTTGCCCCAGAATTTGAAGCCATCGTTACGAATCAACGTGGTGACACCGGCCTGGTTAAGCAGGTTGGCATCGGTCGCTTGTTCCTGCAGATCCCAGGAAACAGAGGCGCTTACGCCCGTGACGCCGTTGACGCCCACGTTCGACAAGGTTTTATGCCAGCCCATTGTCTGGTCGATTTTGGCGCGCAGGCCAAGGGCGCGAGCGGTCGCCCATGCCATCGTCGTCGCATTCGTGGTGGTATCCCATGCCAGAAAATCAGGGTGGATAACCATCAGCTCGCGCTGGCTGAAGTTTTTGCGGTACTCGATCGCGTCAGAAATGGTTTTACAACCCCATGCGCTGACATAGCCGAACGCGCGCAGGCTCTGGCACATTGCGGCCAGTGCGGTTGCCACTTCCTGAGAGTCCAGCCCCGGTACGCCGAGAATACGCGGCTTAACGCCGGTGACCGTTTTCGCGGTCAGAAGTGCCTTCAGGCCGGTGTATTTGCCGTTTTCGTCAGTGGTGCCAATGATGTTGGAAATTGTCTGCTGGCGCGCCTCTTCCGGCGTTTCTGCGGTGCCTTCGGCCACGCGAACAACAACGACAACCGGTTTACACTGGTCAGCAATCGCCTGCAGAGAAGCGGATAGCGTCCCCGCCTTACCGGCTTTCGCAATTGCATTTTGCACGTTGGTAATGAGCACTGGTTCGTTAAGAGGGAATGCCTTGTCGTCAGCATCGCTGGCCGTGCAGACCATGCCGATGATTGCCGTCGAGACGGTGGAAATAGTGCGGGTGCCATCGTTGATTTCAATGACTTCCACGCCGTGGTGATAGTCGCCCATCCGTTTAACTCCTTCGTTTAGTGGTGAGGCTATTTTCTGCGGAGAGCGTGATTGATGCGACGAATTGGGGTTGGGGAAAGGATTACACAACAAACGAAAAACCCTCCGGATGGAGGGTTTGGGGTCAGGCTGGGCGTTCGGGCCATTGAATGTCCGGGGCGGTGCTCACATCCACCCGGTTAAGCATGACCCGGTATCGCTTCCAGCCCAGTAGCGAGGCGGCCTCTTCGTCGGTAGCAATACCGAGTTCGGCTGCATCTTCAAGCGGAGTGATAATGTCATTTGCCGTTTTCATGAGGGCATTTTTTCGCATCGTTGCCTGGCTCACGCGCTCTTCATAGGTTGGTGCCGGAGGTTCCGCTAAAACGGGATAACCTTTTTCATCTGAAATAATAATTTTCCCATCTGACTGCCCCTCCATTAGCGACATATAGTCTTCATCAAGCACGCTGACATAATTATCCGGCCACGTTTCGGCAGAACGATAATCAGCCTCCAGATCATCATTATAAAAAGCCCCATTTACAGGAGAATAGATATAACTCATATTAATAACCTCGCGCTTCAAAATAAGCTTTAACTTCGCCACTGCCCGCTACGTAGGTGAAACCTGATCTGTCAGGGTTTTGCACGTAAATATTTTGGTCGTGGAAGCCATTGGTATAAAGCAAAGTTAACTGCACGCTGAGACAGGCGTTAGGAAACGCCGTTGGGAAAGTAATACGCGTCGAATCCGCACTACGCGTTGCCACTCCCCACTGCTTCATCACGCCTGTAGAGTTATCCTTCTCCCAACCGCTCGCTGCCTTACTGGCTGCATTTTTCAGGTTATAGCGCGCATCGCTTTCGGCTTTTGTATAAGCCGAGACTTTTGGCATATAACCAGCGTCTGACTGGCTTTTAGTGTAATAACGCGCATCAAAATTAGCATAATCACTTAGCGCCAATCTACTCATGGTTGGATAACCCGTTGCCAGGTTTACAGAAAATGGTCGGAGGTTGTTATATGCACCATACTGATCACCCGAGTTAGTGATCATCAGGTATAAATTAGATCCATCATTTCGCCAGAAAGTACCATAACTACCGTAAACAGAACGATATCCATTGGCAGACGTTGACTGATATTCATCTGAATTCCGCAACGTGCCCGTTATATTCTGACTGCCAGACAGTTTGATAAAGCGTCCATCGAAGTTGCCATAATCACCGGGAATAATCTGTCCTTTCATTTGCAAAAGGCCGTTACGGGTGTTGATGTAACCCGTCATTCCAGTTTCTTTACCAACTGAATCCAACAAGGTCGAATAAAAACCAATGCCATACCAAGATTTTAAAATCATATTAGCACTGTCAAAGCTGGCAGCATCGTTCCCGCTAGTAATTCCCGTACGGCTTCGAACCTCAAGTCCTTCACTAAAACTAACTAATTTCCTGAAAGTTCCTCCGTTCGTGGCGGATACCGAATCAACATCATCTGCAGAAGGTCTGTTTGCAGTATCATATTGTTTTGACCAGGCAGACCACGTTCCATTATAAAAGGTACGAACATAGGACCGCGAGTTACTATAAATTCGATAAATTTGTGTGATACCTGCGTGCTTATAAACCTCAAGTGACCCCGCAACCGCCTCAGGATAATTTTTACCCGTTTGTGCCTGAGCGTTAGCAGGCTGATAATAAAGACCCGGAGCGGTATAGGTATTAAGGTCTGCACTCCCACCGATGCCTGTTGTTGTCCCAAATATCTCCTGAGATGTCGGCTTATTAAATTCGCTATAGAGCTTTACCCATGAAATATCAACATTACCTTTTTTCCTGCCTACATAGGTATGGTGATTGGCACTATCTACTGCAAGATATGAAATCGTTGGGGTACCATCATAGGGGATGGTAATACCTGATTTTCCAATACTGATATCACGCCAAAAAGAAGCAAAATTTTCATCAACGACTTTCGTATCTCTTATACCGCCCAGTCCCATCCAGCCGACCACTGGCAGGCGGCCCGTCGTTAAGTCACTCGAGGATGTAACAATATTCAGTTTTGATGCAGTGCCAAGACTATCTTTTAGTTTTACCAGGTCATCACTAACGCTCTTTACCGCCTTCGGTGTCGCCGCCAGCACTTCAGACACACTGTCGGTAGCACTACTAAGCTGAACAATCCCCTTGCGTACAGTCGTCGCATCCACCGCCGTGTACTTAGCGTTTGCCAAATCGTAAACCGCCTTCACCGCTTTCGGCGTTGCAGCGAGCACCTCGGAGGCGCTGTCGATTGCGCTGCTGAGTTGTGTAAAACCCTTAGCGGCAAGGGTCGCGTCCGGATGGCGCCGCGACTGTTCATGCTCCGCGAGCTTACCGTCGACATAATCCTGCGTCGCCATCACCGTTGAGGTGTCAATCATCAACTCAACCGAAGAAATATCGCTCACCATAATGACCATACGTACAGTCTGTGCGCGTCCCGAGCCCTCTTCCAGCTTGGGCTTGTAACTTTCTGCCATATTCCCGACCGCAATCAGCGTCCCGGTATCGTCATACAGCCCCATCTCGCGCATCCAGAAACCGCCAACCTCAGGAGGAATCAGCAGCTCCGCCACGACATAGTTTTTATTCTTTTTGTCCTGGCTGATTTTATTCAGCGCATGCCGCCAGACTTCATTGACGAGTTTCGTCTGGTTTGCGTTTGGCGCTGGCAATGTACCGCCACCGTCACCTACGGCCATCGCCGTAAAGTTCACTTTCTTGCCGTTCGGGACGGTCGCGGCAGCCAGTTTTTCGGCACCGGCTTTGGTGATAACCGTTTTATATTTCACTGTCATTGTGCTCTCACTTATCCGGGATAAACCGTGATGATGTCGCCGTCATAGCTCAGGGCACCGGTGTAGAGATATCCCGGTATGTCCTGGATGATATTCAGGCCAATAAGGTGGCGGCTGGCAGGCTTTGCATCAGCAATAAGCCTCTCCATTTCGTAATACATTTCCTCGGTGATGCCCGTATCCAGGACGCCGATATCAAGGCGAAAGGTGCCGGGCGGATCGTTGGTTTGCCACCATTCGGTGACGTTGATCAGATAGCCAAGCGGTTCCACCACACGACGCACGGCGCCAATCGTCCCCTTGTGGGCATGAATAAACCACGCCGCGCGAATCACATCCCGCCTGGTGGCTTCCGGCCAGTTCTCATCCCAGCGATCAACCGAAAACGCCCACGCCAGCCAGGGCAGCAGATTCGCCGGGCAAGTGTCCGCACTCCAGAGATGTCGCAGCGGAACAGGCGTATTTTCAATGTCTGCACAGGCGCGCGCGGCCGCCACCTCAAGAGATGACGAACCAACCGGTAAAAGGCGGGTATTACTCATCGTTCCCCCCCACGGTTACGCTGTAGTGGCTGCACCATGAGGCCTGAGTTTCATCAAGTACAATGTCAGCCGCGGGCGCGGTCAGCTCTACGCGTTGCACCCCTTCAACATGCAGTGCCGCGTAAATGGCGGACTTGCGAATATCGCGTCCAAGCCGATGTTGAGCCGTGATATAGGCCTGTAACCGGGCTCTTGCCGCGCTGAGTACAGGTTCACTTTCAGGGCCGGGAAAAAGGAAAAGCGATGCCTCAATTCGGTAGTCAACAATGTTGGCCGACTGGACGGTCACACGGTCGGCAACGGGCCTAACGTCCTCATCGTTCAGCGCATTGCGAACAACGGCGAGCAGTTCCTCAGAAGCCACGCCGTTATTCTCCCGGGAGAGCACAGAGACCGTGACGTTCGCCGGCTGTGGACTGATAACGGAAATATCCGCCACCCGGCCATCTGCACTGCGACCGTGGAACTGATAAGCGCCCGTCGAACCGGCCACGCTCAGCCCTTCCGGCGCTTGCTGGATGCGCAAACGAAAGTCGGTATCAGACTCCATCACAGCTGGCGTGGGCGGAAACGTCGTATCGTCGGCGGGGGTAATGACCAGACGCGCAAGGTTAGCGTTAGCCCCAAGCTGGTCGAGATCGCGGCCGGCAGCGTAGGCCAGCATGACCGCACGCGCGGCCTCGTTCACGCGCTGGCGCCACATGACCTCCCGATAGGCGTTCTCCTGCAGCAGCTTCACAATCGGCTCTGATTCCAGCGTCAACGTCCGTGCAATCGCCTCTCGCTCCTCTTCCGGATAGAGCGAGACAAAGGTGGCCTTTCGTTCTGCCAACAGCGTTTCATAATCCACCTCCTCCACGACATCAGGCGCGGCGAGCTGGCTCAGATCAACAATAGCCATAGCGTTTAACTCAGTGAAATGGTGATAGAAAAGGATTGTCCGGAAGTCGGGCGCGTGCCGGTGATATCGACATACAACGTCCCGTCATTCTCCGAACGCTCGAAAGTGATGGCCGTCAGGCTGATCCGCGGTTCCCATTTCTGGATAGCGGAATAACATGCCGCCATGATTTGCAGACGCAGCGCAGGGCTCTGTGGCCTGTCGATCATCGCCGCCAGCAGCGAGCCGTAATCACGGCGCATAACCCGCGAGCCGACAGGCGTCACCAGAATATCGCGCACGCTCTGCCGGATGTGTTCTGCCTCTGAAATGCTGAGCCCGGTCTGCCTGTTCATCCCCCTGTAACGCACCGTCATTGTGTCCCCTTAGTCCAGCTTCCGCCGCTTTGCACACTGCCGTGCGCGTGGTAGTCCACCTGCACCCCGTTGGAGGTGAATTGACCGCCGGAATGCGCAATATTCCCGGCCATTACCCCGCCCTTCTGCACCTCAAGCGAGGCGGTAATTAACTTGTTGGTACACACCACCTCAGGCGTATCCAGCGTGATGCGGGACGTTGACGTCACCCGCACCTCCGGCACGGTGGCGGTCAGCGATTCAGAGGCGGTAATGTCGGCTGTTTTAATACCTGAAACCGTCAGCGCCCCGCGTTCGGGTTCGTACTCGATCACCGCGCCGTCAGGAAACGAGACGTGGAACGCATCAGGCGAACCGGACGGCGCCGGATGGTCGTCCGAGAAAATACCCGGTAGCACAAAGGCGGTATCGAGCTCGCCGCCGATGGCCAGCAGCAGTACCTGTTCTCCCTCGGAAGGGGCCCACCACACGCGAGAACGTCCCGCACGACAGGTTAGCCAGTTCAGCCAGGTGGTTTTCATCCCGCCGGTCTGCACACGACAAAGCCCTCTGTTGAGGTCAACATCGGTTACAACACCGATACGAATAAGATTGCGGATCGCGCGAGCGATGCCGTTCATGGAAGTTAGCGTATTCATAAGAAGAGAATGCCGTTCAGAAAGAACGGCAGCAACGAGACGGGGTTTGGTGCGGGATGAGACAACAAGCTGGCAAGACAACATACCGCAGGCGGCCCTCAGCGCGGGGAAATTACGCCTCCCACTCGCTGACCAGCTCCCCGTTGATGTATAGGGCCTTCGGACGCGTGACGGGCTTCGGCAGCGGCGGTTCGGGGGAATACGTTGCGTGCAAACCGCCCTCTTCCTGAGAAACAAGAATGCGCTCGGTTAATTGCACTTTGATGCTGATATCCATCGTATCGTCATCGTTTAAAACGATCGTGAAGGAACAGCCGTTTTTGCGGCCTTCATCGAGGGTAAAAATGTCCGGCTGGTTTTCCCCAAGCCAGGCCACTACCGGGACGAAAACGCCCTCGCTGTCGCCGGAGAAGCTGTTGACCTTCGCATTCAGCTGATAGTGCTTTTCAAAGGAGAGCGAGGAGGCCAGCCGGGCATCGATATTGCCGCTGCCGACCGACATCTGCAGCCGATCCGGGTTTGCTTTCAGTTGGGGAATCGCGTCAATTAATGCCTGACGCAGGCTCTTGAGTTTGTGCATCGATTTTATCCTGACAGTCTTTAATGGTTTCAACCTGCAGCGCGCAGGCGATAAGGGCATACTCAAGCCTGCGAATATCTGCGCTGAGATCGCCGTTAGTGGCGGGTTCGCTTCCCGGCATCGGGCAGCGGCTCACCTTCGGGCAGGCGTTGTAAACAATGGGCTGCAGAGGCGCAGGCGGTGCGGGTGTGCAACCGGCGGACAGCATCAGGCAACTGAGTGGTATACCAGCGGCGTAACGCGTCATTTTCATTGAGTAATCTCCCGATAGTCGCTTCCCGTCTCGCGCGTTCCTCACTCGCAGTGAGCAGTTCTTCACGAAGCCTGACCTGAGCGACTTCATGTGTTCGGGCAACCCGTTGCGACAGGGAAAGCTGTTGGTTAAGCGTGGCGAGGGCGTTTTTTTGTTCACTGGCAACCCGGTTCGCGCTGGCTAAGGAACGGGACAGCGTCAGGTTGTCATGACGAAGCCACAGCGTGATAGCCAGCAGACCGGCCAGAAACAGCATCAGGGCTTTCACGACAGCCCCTTCATGCACCATGCCTTCTCGCGGATACGACGATTTTCCAGCCCGGCATTTTTAACGCCATTCACATACACCCAGCGGGTAAGCTGCCCGCATGCCTGCGACCACTGTTTACGCTTAATAAACGACACCAGGGTCGAACGGCAGGCGGCGCCCGTGCCAACATTAAACGTGAAACTCACCAGCGCGTCGTAGACCCGGGGTGGCATCTCAACCGACGCGCACACTGCCAGCCGACGTTCAACATTGAGCACATCAGCGACCAAATTTGCCGCTGCCTCACGCTCGGTAATATCCCGTGCAGGCACAACGTTTGCCGTGTGGCCAATGCCAGACGTCCACACGCCAGCGCTACACCGGTAGGGCGAGAGTCGACATCCTTCGAGATCGGCAATCAACGCCAGCCCATCAGGGGACGTTTTCAGTAACCGAAAGTCAGGTATCAGCACCGCCAGGGCCAGCACGCCGGCGACGCTGCAACGCTTAATGATTGAGTTCACGAATACTCTTCTTATCGAGTCCAAGAGACTGGAGATAGCGCCAGGTTTTTCGTTTGAACCAGTAATTCGTCAGCGCGGTAAAAATGGCGCACAGACTTCCCACGTACAGCGCGACTTTTTCAGGAGACATCGCCCCGAACCAGGCCAGTGCCACGGCCAGCCAGTAGGCGATAAACGTGGTGATTTTCTCCAGGCTCAGTCCCATAGGTTTACGGATTCTTTTGTGGGGGCGCTATCAACCTCCGGCATCTCTACCGGCGTGCCATGAGGCAAGATAACGCCTGATTCGGCGAGGCCAGAATTGGCCTTCAGAACGGCTTCAACGACGCCTGCCGTGCGCCCATAAAAACGGGCGCAAATGGCATCAAGCGTGTCCCCCTGCATTGCATAGATCTTCATCAGACGCTCCCAACATCCGGTTTTCTAGGTACTGTAGAGTTTCCTGGGCCTGCGGCTTTTTCGCTATCGATGAGAGATGGGCAATCCCGGACACAACAGACCGTCCGCGAGCAACAATGCGCGGTTTAAGGGAAACGCAAAATCTGAATGAGGTGTTCGTTCCGGGTAATGACGCAGGGCTAGCGCCAGCTTTCATCTTCCCAGACTTCCCGGAGAATAGAATCCAGCGCCTCGCGATCGGCCTCCCTTTCAAGCCCCTGGAGCTCAACCCCCGTTACCGACCCTATTTTCACGGTTACCCGCGATGAGGGAAACAAGGCTCCTATCCTGCGGGTCAATTCACACTGAAATGCCTCGACGATGGACTGGCCAATCAGCTGATCTTTATCGAGCGTGATGTTCACCCGAACATTGCTCTCTTTTTTGATTCGTTCCGGAACAGGCGATGCCGAGAAAACAACGGTGAACGCGTTGTTCTTGATTAAATTTCCCCGCGCAATCTCAGCAATTAAATTCAGGGCAATTTCACGATCTCTCTCCTGACACGTTCCTTCTGTCGTCAGTCGCGCAATCATCTCGACTCGTTCAATCATGACTTGCTCGTTCAACTCTCTGTCCACACAACCTCCACCACGAGATACTGTATAAACATACAGTAGCACGTATTCATAAAAAGAGTGAAGCGAAAAATCAGAACACTTTACGGTATGTACATGATATCGATGGAGATTAGCATGCTCGCTGGGTTAACAGATCCGTTAAATGCCCAATACGTTCAAGGATTTTCCGCCTATTTTCCTGATAAGAACACGCTGCCGGAAATAGCGCTCGGTCAGCTGCGCCTCGACACCATTTGGTGTGAAAGCGGCTGACGCCGCCCGCCATAAGATGCAGCGCCTCGGCACGGCTAATGACGATCCCGGTGGCGAGGCGTATCTCGTCAATCACCCTCTCAGGTATCCCATTCTGTGGATCCCGCTCATAGACAACGGGGGTTCTCGCGCCGGGCCGAACGCGTTTGATGCGTTCGGTTAATGCCCGTCTCGCACGCCGGTTAAGGGGCTGTGAGAGATCGTTCACCGTACAGTTATTGACAGAACTCCGAGAGAGCACGAGAACATCCTGACGATCCACGGCCCGCTTCGGCACAATTTTCCACTGCGTGAGCCGGGTTAAAATCGGGCTGCCCGCGCCGACGGCGGAGTCGTACACGCCGCGGATGCAGATCGTTTCCTCGCCGTACTGGTTAAACCCGACGCGCGGCGCATACAGCGTGCGTACCTGTAAATCATCGCGACGGACAAATGGCCCACCCTGCGCGGTGACGTAACCCGCCCAGTCCCCAGCGTCGGCAGCTTCATGGACGGCTGCAAACTCCACGCTCAAACCGCGCACGGCCTCGTTATCAGCCAGACGGCGCAGCTCGCGATAGACCGTGACCGGCGCCCCGCCGATAAACTGAAACTGGCGAATGTGCCAGCGTCCCGCCCAGGCTGAAACAGCAGAAGCCGTCTCCTTCAACAGCCCACCGCTTTCATAATCGGTCTCACCATCGAGCGCAAAGCCGTCGATATTCTTTGAGATGTATTTGGCAACATAGCCGGTCGCGCTGCCCTTCAGGGGATCGATCGCCTCCGCGTGAAAACGTGCCTTTCTGGCACTTTCGCTACGCAGTTCTGTGGCCTCTTCCTGGCAGGCATAATCATTCATAATTTGGCGAACGTGCCCGACATCTTCCGGCAGCATAAACATCAGCATGTGCCAGTGGGGCGTGCCATCGTGATGAGGTTCCGCAACGCGGATACCAAAAATTCGGCGCCCCTCACGGTGCAGCTTTGCGCGGATGCGCGCCCACAGACGGGTGAAGTAGCTTTGCGTATCCGCCGGGCTGGCCCCGTTCCACTTCGCGTTGGGGTAGCCTGATTTCACCGTCGCGTGATATACCGAAGGCGCGGTTAAGGTATAGAACTCGCCCACATAGCCCAGTGCCTGGCAGATATTTTCAAACCCGCGAATGCGGGTCATCAGTTCACAGCGACGTATCGCCGGGTTAGCGACCGAGGTATCGATTTTTTC